AAGAATAGTAGGGAATATCTGTGGAGGTTTTGCTGGTAATCATTTGTTCAAATCTTTAATTCTAGATGAAGATAAAAACTATGGGTTACGATACAGATACCACGCAAAAATGTGGAATTATCTTAACAAACCATATACTTGGTGGGGTACATACTATATGCTTGACATAGATAGAGACTAAGGTATAATTATAATATGAGTGTAGATGAAATGATGTTGCGAGAAGAAATTGCAAAGGCTATTGAGGCTATTCCAGTTGAGGAATCTGTCACTAATGCTGTTGGTATGCGTATGATGGCTGCAAAGTTGGCAAGGGGAGAGGATAACTATATGAGTAAGTATTTTGAAACACAGGTGGACTTTGAATGATTAGTTTATTCTTTTTAGTTCCAGCATTTATTGCAGGATACATAGCATGCTATTTTATTATGACATATAAGGTTGATCAAGATTAAGCCTACAGCACACATCTATGATGTAGATGGTACCTTAGCCAATGTAGATCCCTATCTCCACTTTGTTCGTGGCTCTAATAGGGATTACGATGCCTTTCATGAGGCTTCTATCGATGCCCTGCCAAACATGGAAGTACTAGAAATGCTTAATAATTCTGTTAGCGATGGACACTCTATTTTAGTTGTTACATCACGAAAAGAAAAGTACCGTGGCCTTACATCTATGTGGCTTGCTAAAAATAACATCAGGTCTCATGGATTATTTATGAGAGCAGATGATGACAATAGGCCAGACTATGAGGCAAAAAAAGATATGCTTGACAAGATAAGTAAACTTTGGGATGTTACACACGCTGTAGATGATAACCCAAATGTTATAAGGTTGTGGCAAGATCATGGAATAAGTACCACAAAAATAGGTGATTGGGACGGTAATAAGAATTGACTTACAACTTAGAGGATGGTATGATTAGTATATGAAAAAAACAAACAACAAGGTCTCTCAACATAAGATCAAGAGAGCAATTAAAAATAAGAAAAGAACACAGGCTAAGCCACACCTTTCAAAGTTTGAACGCAAACAGCAAAGGATTAGAGAAGAAATTGTTCTTGGAGCACTGAAGTCAGTACCTAACTAGAACTGGAGATAGTCGTGATTGATTACGATAAACTAAAAAAGATCCCAGATGAACTAAAACATGCAATCATTAAAGAGCACATGAAAACCTACTACCATTGGACAGTCGGAATTCTTTGCTTCTTAATTGGAACATTCTTTGGTTTATTAATTAAATAAGGTCTAGCACCAGTAGCCAAGTTGGTTAAGGCACCGAACTCATAATTCGGCTATTCGTAGGTTCAAGTCCTACCTGGTGTACTACACATCTGTAACTCAGTTGGTTAGAGTACCTGCCTTATATGCAGAGAGCCGAAGGTTCAAGTCCTTCCAGATGTACTAAGTCTCCATCGTCTATCGGTTAGGACTCCAGATTTTCAATCTGGCAAGACGGGTTCGATTCCCGTTGGAGATACCATACCTCTGTAACTCAGCGGAAGAGTAGCGGACTTCTAATCCGTTTGTCGCAGGTTCGATTCCTGCCAGGGGTGCTATAATAGTAGTAAGGGTGTGGTTAGCCTATATTTGTCGGGAAACATTTATAGCCTATGTTGCAACACCACACCCTCCTAACTTTTATAAAGATAACTTACAGAAAGAGAAACTCATGAGTGAAGTAAAGTGTCCATACACTGGCAAGACATATACGACAGAGGCTACAACAAATAAAGATTGGTGGCCAAACCAACTAGACCTATCTCCCCTTAGAAAGAACTCTTCTAAGTCAGATCCAATGGGAGAGGACTTTGATTATGCAAAGGAGTTTAACAGTTTAGATCTTGATGCTATCAAGGCTGATATTGATACACTTCTAACTACCTCGCAAGATTGGTGGCCTGCAGACTATGGTAACTATGGTCCATTCTTTATTCGTATGGCGTGGCACTCAGCAGGAACATACAGAGTAAGCGATGGTCGTGGTGGTGCTGGAGAAGGACTACACAGATTCGCTCCACAAAACTCTTGGCCAGATAATGGTAACTTAGATAAGGCACGTATACTCCTATGGCCGATCAAGCAGAAGTATGGCAAGAAGATTTCATGGGCAGATCTTATGATTCTTGCAGGTAACGTTGCTCTTGAAAACATGGGCTTTAAGACATTTGGTTTCGGTGGTGGTCGTGAAGATGTTTGGGAGTCTGATGATACATATTGGGGTACAGAAAAAGAATGGCTTACTAATGAACGTTACTCTGGTGATCGTGAATTAGAGCAGCCACTTGCAGCAGTTCAGATGGGATTGATTTACGTAAACCCTGAAGGTCCAGATGGAAATCCTGATCCAGTTCTTTCTGCAAGAGACATTCGTGAAACTTTTGCTCGCATGGCGATGAATGATGAAGAGACTGTTGCACTAATTGCAGGTGGACACGCATTTGGTAAGGCACACGGGGCTGGAGATCCATCTCATGTTGGTCCTGCACCAGAGGGTGCACCTATTGAAGAGCAGGGTCTTGGCTGGAAGAATTCATTTGGTAAGGGTAATGCAGAAGATACAATCACAAGTGGTATTGAGGGTGCATGGACTGCAACACCTACAAAGTGGGACAACTCATACCTTAAGTTATTGTTTAAGTATGATTGGACACAAACAAAGTCTCCTGCTGGTGCAACACAATGGATTCCAACAGATGAGTCTGCTGCTAATTTAGTTCCAGATGCACACATAGAGGGTAAGTTTCATGCTCCAGTAATGACAACAGCAGACCTTGCACTAAGGTTTGATCCTGAGTATGAAAAGATTTCACGTAAATTCCTTGAAGACTTTGAATACTTCTCAGATGCCTTTGCTCGTGCATGGTTTAAGTTGACACACAGAGATATGGGGCCAGTATCAAGGTATCTTGGCAAAGAAGTTCCTTCAGAAGAACTTATCTGGCAGGATCCAGTTCCAAAGTATGAACCTGTTGATTTAGATATAGAGCAAATCAAATCAGAAATCAAATCATCTCAACTTTCATTGTATAATTTTGTTTATACTGCATGGGTTTCTGCTTCTACGTTTCGTAAAACAGACAAGCGTGGTGGGGCAAATGGATCTCGCATTAGATTACAGCCACAAGGTAACTGGGAAATTGTTAATACTCCACGAGTATGGGAAACGCTGGCCTACCTTGAAGGATTGCAGCAAACGGTAGCAAAGGGAATGTCACTTGCTGACCTAATTGTTCTTGCTGGATCTGCTGCTATTGAAAAGGCATCTGAAGAATTAGTTAAGGTTCCATTTACTCCTGGAAGAACTGATGCAACACAAGAACAAACAGATGTTGAATCATTTAAGGTTCTTGAGCCAGTCGCTGATGGATTTGTTAACTATCTTAAAAAGGATACAACTGTTCCTAGCGAAATTTTACTAGTAGAAAAAGCAAACATGCTTGGCCTTACTCCAGTTGAAATGGTTGTTCTTATGGGTGGAATGAGAACTCTTGTTGGTCAAAACCTACATACTGGATACCTAAATGCTATGGTGTCTGGAAAGTTGTCTTGGACAAAGGTTCTTGAAGATTACTACACAGGAAAGAAAAATGGAGAACCTGCAGGAAGCGCAACACGTGTTGATCTAATTGTAGGATCAAATTCAGAACTTCGTGCTATTGCAGAGGTATATGCTTCTGATGATGCTAAGCAAAAGTTCTTGGATGATTTTGCTTCTGCATGGGTTAAGGTAATGAACTTAGACATGTTCTAATATAAATAGAAAAGTCCTGGGTATGACTTAAAACTACCCTATTTTTCTGTCCAAAATAAAGAGTTGTCATTATATATTTTATTATCTAAGGGAAAGTGTTTACCTATAAAGTCTTTGTCTTCTTGGCTTAGTGAATTAAAAAGAACCTCTGATGCTTTGTTTTTAAAATATTCTTTATCCGCATTTGAAATATTTATTTTTATTTCTATTCCTAAGTCTTCTGAAATTTTATTTATTAATAGATTGTAATCCATAAACTTTAAATCATTATGCCTAATCATCAAATTAACTCTTTTAATTCTTTCATATATTTGATCTGTATCAAATGACTCATTGTTCCTATGCTTGGCCATGGATTCATGCAACACAGACATACGATCAGGATCTGGACTTAGAGCAAAGTTTTGAGATTGAAAATCTTTCATGTATTCCCATCTATTTAAGGCTCCATACAATTCATCTTTATCAACAGTAAACTCAGTCCCCTTTTTTATGATATGCCAGTTTTTTTGATCTATCAAACCTCTTTTACTTGCTTCTGCATGACAAACAGAACTAACAAAGAACTCACAGGGCTCTCTAAAAACTGAAACAATGTATGTCTTATCGTCTATCCAAGATGGCCAGCCAGCATGCTGCCTCATGTCTTCTGGAGACTTTACAAGTTCTATTCCGTTATCGGCTAAGATACTTTCCATTGGTCGAAAAATATACTTTGTTAGAAACCTGCCACCAGTTTTTGGAATATGTAAAAAGTATACCTTGTTATACTTTGACATGACTATTTCTTTGGATGCTTTGGTTCGTATGGTGCGATCTTAGACTTAACTCGTCCATCTTTATATAATCTTACAATCCAGCCATCTTTTATTTGAACTGGATTAAACGCTGATGCTTTCTTCTTTGGCATTATAATGAGTGTCTTTCTGTTTGTACTCTTGTATAGTCCTTGCCAAAATCGGAAAATAAAGCCTTATCCTTTTCACGATTAACAATTCCTCTTGACCAAGAGAATCCTGCATCTCCACCCCATGCTAACCACATGATGTATCCATTAGATGGGTTTGCTGAGTTACCCCAGTCCTTACCCTTCTTGTCTACTTCATGACGTGAGAAGTATGAGTACATTCTCTTAACAGTACTAAGAGAAATAGTTTCTCCTCTTGCTAACTGACCTGCACGAGTCCAGCCAACTGCAGTTCCTGCACCATTAGCCTTTCCATCTTCTTTAAACTTAATTGCTCTACGAGCAGCAGATCTTGCTCCTGCTGGTGGAGAGTATCCTTCAGCCTTTGACACTGAGTCTGTTTCGTATTCAACTGTGTCATCGTCTTCCCATAGTTCGTCTGCTTTTGCTGCAGGTACACAATTAGGAACTGGCTTACCATTATCCCCTGGCTTCATACCACGCTGTACATATCCATCCCAGCAAGGTGCTTGCTTATTTACATTAGCACAGCAATCTGATTTCATTTCTGCAGACTGACACTGTGGGCACTCTTCACATGTAACATTTAGTTCTTTGCACATTGGACAGCCACAGCCTTCGTACTCTTTTTTAATTTTTTCTTCTTCTTTATACGACTTACCAACTTGCGAGTCGTACATTGCCATCTCAACTTCTGAATCCATTGAATGAGTCTCCATATCTATCTTAGTAGCGTCCTGATACATCATACCAATACTGTATGCTGTTGGCTCCCACTTACCATTTTCTTGTTCATAAATTCTAACAGCCATTGCTGGATTGTCTGGTGGCATTGACTGAATTGCATACTCTGTTCCAGGAACTCCGTATACTCCTCCTTCTGTCATGATGTGCTCTACTACTCCGTGTACTATTCCTTCGGATGTTGAGCCCATAACAAAATCGCCTTCATTTATCATATAACTATTATATCATGCCGTTTAGCCTGTTGTGGGTCCTTATTCTATGGCAATTGGCACAAACCACTTCACACTTCTCAATCTCTTTCTTTATAGCCTTCCATGAAAAACCATCGTGGATCATCCTTGAGACATTGTACTTCTTATCTCTTATATGATCAAAATCTAAGATAATATGATTACTGATTCCGCAGTCAACGCAGCCAGAATCTTCTTTTATCTTAGCCAGCATCTTCTTATACTGCTGCTTATTATAATGGTCCAACTCTTTGTCAGTCATTACTCTAAGTATACCGCAAAAATATTAGGTCCCACACAAGCAATTCACCTGACTTGCGCCACGGTCTCTATCCAATGGGTAACTAATCCATCACTAAGGTCCTGTGTGGGACAACTATATTGTAACATAGAAAAGGAGCAGTTTTCTAGACTTGCTCAGGTCCCCCAAGGAATGACCTTGGTCCTCCGTACTCAGCAATAGGGTTGCTATAAGCAACTGCATGTATCATGACGGAATACTATATATTATACTACTGAATTTCAATAGTTTTTGGTTTCTTTTCTTCTGGTATATGCTTTTCTAGAGTCACCTCTAATATACCGTTTGAAAATAGTGCTGATTCAACTTCCATATAGTCTGGCAAGTTAAATACTGTTGAGAACTTTCTTGCTGCAATCCCCTTGTGCAGATAGGTTACAGAATCGTCCTCTTCAACCTCTGATCTTTGGCCACTGACCTTTAGTTGATTATTTTCTACTGTAATCGATACTTCTTCTTTATCAAATCCTGCTAGAGCAAACTCCAAAATAAATAACTCTTGCCCTACCTTAATTAAATTGTAAGGTGGGTAGTTATTTTGTGTTGTTCTAACTGTTTGATTGAATCGATTAAAGAATGGGTCATCTAAAAGACCCAGCATTGTTTCTACTACCATATTATTCCCCTTTCAAGCGAATAAGTTAATTCCCCCCATATTGGGCAGGTAACAATATTATAACATAGAAAAGCAGGCCTGTCAAATAACAAGCCTGCCAGTCTATAGTGAGATTACTTTACTTGGTTAGTAGCCTTGCCTCCGCCAGATGACTTCTTTGCAGGAGCCTTCTTAGCAGCCTTCTTTACAACCTTTGCAGACTTAACTGCCTTGTCAACCTCTTCAACTGAAGGCATTCTTCCGAATGCTGTGTCTGAAGGGTTTGCTGCTCTCAATACAACGGGCACAAGTGCACCAAGTAGTGAGTATGCTAGTGTTTGTGGATCCGTTACTCCAGATGCATACAACGCTGTTGCTGCACCAAGAACTGATCTACCGTATGACGCTAGTACTGCCTTGATTTGTTCGTTCATTTTTTTCCTCCTAGGATATTTATTCATTTGTTAGTTTATTACTAACAAAACCTTTTCTTGATTCTACATACTGGTTAATAAATGGAACTATTACATCTACCTCTTCAGATGGAACGGCATTAATAAGCATATGATTTATCCCCCTGCTTTCAAGAGTTCTCACAAGATCATCAAACTGTTCGTATGTAAAGTAGGCAGCATCTAAAACTGGCTGCGGGATCTCTCCCTTTCTCCACACTGGTCTAACTACATGATTTGTCAATAGGTCAAGTTCTTCTTCTGTTTTTCTAATAATAGGGGTAATTGCAATCATTACCTCTATCCCGTCCAACTCAAGAGGAATTGATATAGAAGAATCTTTTAAGAAATCAGACCAACCACCACGAGCATATATGTGATATGGCAAAATAATTTTATGGTTATACTTTTTTACTGCTTCAAATACATAACTATTGGTTGTTGAAACATATACATCTAATTTGTTTTTATGGTTTGGATCACGCCAGTATCCTGGAGACTCTTTATCTTGATCCATCTCATTCAGCACTTTGAGAAACTCTATCATATAGTTTGATCTATCAAGAGCACTAGACTTATCATTTATATCTCCAACAACACCACCCACACCATCTTCATGGTCTTTTATGTATCCAGATATTAAGTTTATTTGAAGTCTACCTCTATCTATTTTATCCATTGATCTGTTAATCATAGAAAGGTACTGTGGAGAAATTGTGTATGGGCGAATGGCTACCAAGTATTTAATTTGTTCGCTTGGGTCTATATCCTTTGCTGTTTTTACAAACATATCTCCTTCAGGAATATCATGTGTAAACATTACTCCAGAAAAATTGTTTTTGTTTAGGTTAGATGGAGACTTTATTCCCCTCTTGTCACCCATAACTCCACCAAAATAATAAAACTTCACTTTATTGCCTCACTATAATGCAGGTCGCATAAATCTACAATTCTGCTTTCTGAGTTTGCCCATACCTGCGTACTCTCTTCTTCACACAACTCTTCCTCACATATAAATAAGTTGAGGTTCTTTGTGTGCTTTAGGACTATCATTGTTCTATTCTATCATAGTCTTCTGGTAGTAGTTTTTTTAATTTCTTAAACTCTGTAGATATTTTTTTTAGTGCAAAATCATGCGGAGAAACCATGCCATCGATTGCTGCACCGTACTGGTCATAGTAGTCAACTTGAGGACCTACCTCATCAATAAATCCCTTTAGTCCAGCCTGAACATCTTCTATATACTGATATGCCCAGTCACGAGAATCTGAAACAAATTTTAAAAAATCTTCGTTGGCTTTTTCTTTATCTGTTTTATTTTCTTTATATCTAAGTTCTTGATCTAGCAAAAGTTTTAATGCACTTGTGATTAGATTATAGTTTTCTCTTTTTTGTTTTACATAAAGAACCATGAACATCATAGTAAGAGATGCAAAGGTGCAGATGAATATTAATTCTATCACAGTTCCTTGCCTCCCTCTCTAACCAAAAGAACTATCGCTCCATTATCCTCTAAAGCCTTCTTTACACGAATCATGTACTCTATAGCCTGCTTCTTCAGTTCAACAGTTTCAAGAGACATAAATACTTTTTCTTTTGCTTTTACTGTTATAAAGGTGTCGTTATCTATTAACTCTAAAGAAAATCCTTCAGGACATCTAAGAGATCTAAACGCTCTTCTCATTTGATCTGTATACATACTACTCCAAAGTTAGTGATTGCCATGTTATTCCCCAGTCACTCTTTGATTTATGACTAGAAAACTCTTTTGATATTTCTCCATTTTCCAAGTATACACCACCCCATACGCCCCACTCTTTACCAGAAATTCCAACAGAAAAGCATTCTTTTCTTACAGGGCATTCTGAACACATTAGATCTATGGCAGGCCTTAGCAGTTCATCTTCTTCATACTTGTCAAAGAATATGTTAGTGTCATAGTTAAGACATGCAGCATCGTCTTTCCACTTAAACTTATTCATCTTATCTTACATACTTGTCAGGTATTTCCCATCCATCTCTAGAAACGACGAAGATCTTCTTTAAATGCCAAGCATTATTTTTTAATGCTCCAAACTTTGAGGTAAAGGCCTTATCTGACCTAACCATCTCTACAACATTCCATCCATCCCAGGAAAGATTGCTGTTCTTGGAAACAATTGCTTCCATTTTTTCAAGAGAATTTACTGATATCATTGTACGTACTCCTTAAAAATTGTATACGTTAGTGTTGATGTTTTTTGATTTTGATAAATTAACTATGTTAGAAACTTTTTCTTTTGGATTAGATACAAAAGCAAAGTGACTAAAACTGTCTATGTTTTCTTCAATCCATTGAGGTGTAACCCTAAATAGTTTTATAGATTTGCCTCTAGACTTCATACCCCTTTCAGACAGGTTTACAAACTCCATTGCCATGTCACTGATATTCCCTGGACCAGCGGAATATAAGTAAAACTCTTTTTCTTCATCTGTTAATTCAGATAAAGCAACAGCCATTGCCCTAAGAAAAATGTTATAGTTATTGAAACTAGGTGTTCCCTGAACCCCTACTATCATCGTTTATCCCTTCTCTTAGTTTGTCTAATATAAACAACATCTGATCTAATTGTACCTTATCCATATGGCTCGTGTCAACTTGTTCTGCATCACTTTGATTGATTAAATGATTTACCATTGGTGCCTTGTAAAATGCATTGTCCTGAATCCAGTACGCTTCATTTTGAACAATAATGACCTTAACGTTTTGCTTTTCTTGACGAATTTTTGATTGACTCTTTTTATTTAATTTCTCAATATGTTTTTTTCTTACAGAGTAATTATGATGTATCATGGCTTGTGTCATTATGCGCTCAGGTTCTGTCCTGGACCTAAAAAACACTACGTAGCCTATTACTAATAACAATACAGCAGTTAGCCCCAATGCCCCATATATGTTATTCATAAAAACCCCCAGATATTAATTGTATCACTTTTTGTCAGAGATGATTTTCATTGCTGACAAGAGTGCAAGTCTTTCGTGTTGATTTAAAGATTTAATTTCCTTATCGTTAAAAGACTTTTCAGCGATACTAACCATAGGTTGTTCTTCAGTAATATCCATATCGATAAAACCTTTTTGCCACAAGGACATCATTGTTTCTGAAAAAAAATTAGATATTTCTCTATCTAGTTCTGGATTAAGTTCTTTTAGTTTTTCTGTTTTGATATAAAGATTTTGTCCAGTAATTGGATCAACACCAGAAAACTTTAAACCACCATGCAAAACTAGTTCGTTAAATACATCTTCTTCAGACACGAATCCTCCAAGTCATAGCCTTTGGCCCTTGCTTGACCATTTGAAAGATGTGGTGCTTGTACTGCTCTGTTAATTCTGCATACAGTGTTGGGTTAACCAGTTCGAGTTTGTCTGTGATTGAGTAAAGCATTTCACCTTTTTCATCTATCCCAGCCATCTCTACGGCACCTTGCATAATCAAATGCTCCACCATTGCTTGACTTCTCAGATTCATTACTTGCCAGACTTCTTTCTAGCCTTCGCAAGTGCAACAAAGTCTTTTACCTTTGTCTCTCCCATATATCCCCAAGCATGGCCATCATTGATCATCTTATCGTTAATAGAAACAGTGTCTCCATCAAGATAAACCCAACCAAGAATACGACCATACTTTTCTGAAGAGTCCATCTTCTCTGTCTTAATTACTACAGACTTAGCGTTATCAATAGCATTCTTTAAGTAAGCCTTTGCTTCTAGCCCTAAAGCCTTTTCAGCCTTATCTGCTGTGCGAGACTCAGGTGTGTCAATACCAGCCAGTCTCACTCTAGAACTAAAAGAAATATCAAACCCTAAATCAATATCTACATCGATGGTATCTCCATCAACAACCTTTGTTACTTTTTTTACATAATATTCAAACATGTGTGTCCCCCTAGACCCAGTATTTAATTATAGCACTTACAGCAAGAATTGTCCACAGTATATTAAACCAAATAATTGTAGGCAAAGTCTTAACTGTCGATGACCAAATCAATGCAAGGCTTGATACCAATGCAAAAATGTATAGCCACCACCATTGCTTACCGAATAGTAAGCCTGGAAATATAATAGATATCTTTGTCATAAATGCAAAGAACTCAACAGTATTTGGTTTATTCCAATACTCTTTATGTCTCATTGTCTTTAGAGCATTTATCCACTCTGTTCTAAATTTCATTTTAATCCCTCCAAAAATTGTCTATGATCTACGCACTCTGATACCTTGTACTCTCTGTACCTTTTATGGTAATCATACATCTCTATTCCCTTTTTGTATTCATCAGAAAGTTCTGCATACTCTCTTGCAAGATCTTTATTAATTTTTTCTTGTGCTGACCCAACCAAAAGCCAACTTTTAGAACTCCAGTGGTCTCCGTTATCTCTTTTGCCTGGCATTCTTTTTTCCCAAACGTCTAACTTTTTCTTCAGTGCTTCTGGTGCATTTTCGTAAGAGAACTTATCCCAGAATGGTGTATCTTTTCTTAAAGACATATAGTGAAAGTATATAAAATTAAGAATATCGTCATTCATATTTACAATAATCTTATTAAATTCTTCTCTTATCTCAGGACAGTTATTAGTTAAGAAATCTGGGCTGGCAAATATTTCTGTTAACTCAACCATACTTACCCACAAAGAGGTTGCCTCAAGTGGTTCTACAAAGTTTGCTGCAAGACCAACTGCTACACAGTTGTTTTGCCAAGGCTCTTCGAACGCTCCTGGACTAAAACTAAATCCACCCTTATCTTTTCTTGGATAATGAGGAACAAACCCTAAGAATTCTTCTACTTCTTTAATTGCTTCATCTTCTGATATTAAAGATGAGTCATACACGTAGCCACAACCAAATCTATTTTGTAATGGAATCTTCCACATCCATCCATACTTCATTGCAATTGCTTCTGTATATGGTGGAATCTTCTCTGTCATATCAAGGAAGAATGGTATTGCAGAGTCTGTTGGCAAGAAATCTTTATAACTTTTCCACTTTGAATTAAATGTTTTTCCAATAATAAGTCTGTGAAATCCGCTGCAATCAAATACAAAGTCACACACAATGTTAGATCCATTATCTAAGTCTAAACTTGTAACATTACTATCTTGATCTAAGTGAACATTCGTTATAGTATTTTCAAATACATCTATGCCTCTTTCAAGACCTATCTCTTTAAATCTTGCTGCAAGTTTTGTAGCATTAAAATGAAAAGAAATATGACCTATTTTTTTATAATCTGAAAGAGTCTT